CATTCGTCTCTTGGTATACCAAATGTTTTCTTTACGACGGTACATACTCGCTTCTTCATATGGTACCAGACATTTGTAGTTGCAGTAGCTTCAAGATTCCTGCAGATGTACATGCACACTTGACTGAATGCTTTTGGTCGATCTTCACGGATCACTGACGGAAAGTTTGTGCCAAATGCAGCATGCAAGTCGCCTGCTCCTAGTGTAGATGAAGTCACGGCCATAAAATATTTTACTAGCTTGTTTGCTTGAAAAAATTGTGCAAACTCAGTAGATGATGCACGTGATTCAACCAACTGACGAATGCGGAGATTTAAGAACAATGTTGCACTTATTGCAATCCTGTTATAAACCGGCACAATGTCCCTTATAATGGATACAATTTCAGGTTTTAGTATTTTGTCCAATGGACATTTTATAACCCGAGCATCATCCTTTTTATTACGAGGCATTACATATGTTTAGTGTATTGTATATGGGATGCATGTAGGATGTGGTTCTTACTTTATACATACTATAATGTAAATCTGATTTTTGTGTTTATGATGTCTGTATGAAATCCCATAACAATAGTTTTGCATCACTCCTTATTCTATAATTTATTTATTTAGTTATTACGGTGCCGACCATAAATAGACGCAAATATTCCACGAGAAACTGGCAGGTAGCTGCGACCAGTCTTAGATGATAGGATCATCCGTGTATCAGTATTTGTGGTTTCCGTTTTTACTACAACCGGAGATGTGAGTGGTGCGGAAATCTCCTCATCTTCCGTTACTTCAATGGGGACAGGAGCATGTGGGGATGTCTCTAACTTTTCAACACGTTCAAGAATCTCACGGAACTTATCATTTAGATCCGCAATGGAATATGGAGCAGGCGGTGGGGACGATGGTTTATCAGTATCGTCTACGGTTGGATCCGTAGACGAGTTGTTATCGGCTCCGGTGGACGATTCCTCTGGGATAGTATCAGTTGGCTGATCTACTGGTGTATCGATTGGTTGTTCCTCACCAAGTGCTGCACTTGCACGCTTTAGCCATGCTGGCTCAGAAATTGGCGCGGTTCGTACGGTACCCGGGGAATCCGGGCGATCTGGGAGGGGTGATGATGTTCCAGACATAATTAATAGTTCGTTCTTTACTTTATACTATAAATATAAAAAATTAAACCCGGTAATACAATTAGTCACGTCCCATATTTTTGGTATAATCTACAATCTATTCAAAACGCATATCCCCAGGGAAAATGCCACTGTATGCATCGACCGACCGATTCGCAGCACGCGAATCACTTACTGGACGATCATCCGATGGGATGATAAACGCCTGTGCAAGGCGCCATCCAACACCAAGTGCTGGATCCTTGCGTGCCCAAACACCAACATCTTCGAGAATGGCGATAATCTTGGCGTTACGAAGCTGGCCATTTCCACCATCCTGTGGGGATAGGAGATCGGTAGTTGTAATATTCTTCCAGGTATAACCGGTCTCGTCCTTGCCAGTCGCCATGCGAAGGGTAGGAGCATTTGGGAGACCAGTTGGGACAACCTTTACGCGCATGAAATGATAGTCATGCTGACGCTGTAGACGAAGGGACGCTTGGGTGACAAAGATAATGTTGTCGCGTGTGATTTCTTCCGCGTTGTCATCAAACCATACCTTATCCTTTGCAACATCTGCAATATTGTTATGGAGTTCGCCGAAAAACTTCTTATAGTCATCTACATCATGATTGATGCGAATGTCCAGGGTGTATGTAAGTGGTCCAAGATCACCTGGGTTCTTGATAGCCTGATCAATCTTGGCAAGAAATTCTGCAGCAGTCGTCGGCTTTCCGCCTTGACCAAATGGTGTGTTTAGGTACCATGGGACAGTTGCCCACTTTTCGTATGAACCGACACGAAGTGCGATACCCGGATTAATGTATACTTTTGTGACAGCCTTCTTATTCCAATCAAAATCGGAAAACTTGACCTCGGATGGCTTGGTTGTAGTGAACTCATAAGTTGTGGAAGACATATGTATAGCTGTTATGTATTTGTGTAGTGTTTATATAGAGAGATCGAGTTGTATATGTGGCCAGAAGCAGGAGCTCCCAAATAGGTTATACTATATACATTACAAAATAACAATCTGACAACTTATAAACTATTATAAACTATTATGAATATTATGACTATTATGACTATTATAAAACTTATTATGCCGTATTGGCTTTTCTTATTCTTGACTTTAGTATACGATCAAGTACATCATCACGCGGTGCCTTTGCGTAATATGTTTGAAGTAGACCAGCGGCAGTTGCAAGTACCCCAAAGATGATTTGATTCCGGGCCTCTTTTCGTTGCAACACAACCTGTCTATATGAATTATATGCATAAAACGAACCAACAAGTAACATACATAAGAATAAGAAAGTATTCACATATGGCAGATATTCTTCCATTTTGTATACAAATGATATGTCTAGTCGGCAGTTGATTTTGGCATGGTCATCTTCTCGGGCATATCACCTGGCCAATCCCATTCCATCTCGTTATAAATCTTCTTCATAACGGCATCCTGTGGTGGGATCTTTCCAGTACCTGAAAGAAGTGACAATGTTGGTAATAAATCATCGGCACCCATTAGTTCATAAATCCGATAAATGCAATAACTATAGGATAAAAAGTTCTTACGATCAGCTGGCATGTATTTATTAAATGGCTCTTGAATGGCAATAAAGATTAATCCAGCAAGCTGATCCATTTCCGACGTTAGTCGCGGTGGAGGTACACCAGTACACTTCATTGTAATCTGAGCTGTGTAGCGATATGTCTTTGACTTCATTTTATTCTTCTTGAGTATATCCAGTACAACATGCTGATCCACATCATCTGGGTGTACATTACGAAGAGCAAGTCCTTCCATCACTTTTTTAATTACATCATCGGGCACCACATATGTTTCTTTTGCTTGTGTACGTATAAGCCATTCGGTAAAATGATTAGATCGTTTGTATGAAAATGACTGGTTAAATACGACTTCGTCTCCAAATGATACAGCGGATGCCGTCGCATCTAACACAGCTGCCGAATATCCGCATTCTTGGCAATTAAGTAGTGAACGAGCAGCTTGCATCAATACGGGACCACCGCATTTAATACACTTGGAATCATCATTGTTAATTTTTATAATAGGGGCGGCTCCATTAACGATTGCGTTATATTCATGTGTTAATTTGTGTTTATCTGGACAGGTATCAGTTGCTGTAGTTGCTGCGCTATGTTTAGGTTTTTTATTTGCAATTGCAATGGCCGTATCCATTCTATTTTGGCTAATCGTATACTTTGAAGTTAGTAGCTCAAGTCGTTCTATGTATATATCATTTTTGATTTTATCTACTTCATCTACTAATTGTTTACGTGTATTTGTTATAACTTTCCGTTTTAATATATTGCATCTGTTGTTTGGTAGTTTTGATAGTTCATTGTCAATGTCACCAATCTTTTGATTAATATCGTCAAGAGAATTGCTCATATCCTTTACATCATTTTCTGCTTTCTCAATTACAGACGAAAGAGTTACTACTTCCACCGGTTGACGAGTACGCTTAATTGGCATAGAACTGGTATACTATATATGTGGAAAAAACTATAAATCTGATTGTGATATAAAAATATTTTATGTATATAAAGATCAAATGGGACGAACAAAAAAGCGTATTGGTAAACGTAAGAATCTTAATGATCGCTTTCATAAATCCAAGGGCTTGTTTGACAATCTTAAATCAACCGCTGCAATCATGGAAGCATCGGTGGAAGAATCAGTCGAACAACTCAAGGAGGTAAGTATTCAGGTTGATAAGGTTAATCGTGTTGGTCACATGACGATCTATGGAGTGGATACACCGTTTCACATTGGGAAGAAACTTGGCGAAGGTTCATTTGGGGCAGTTTATGAACTATCCGGTTCACTCGATGGAACTGTATTAAAAGTAGTTGGTTATGATCCACGCGATCCAGACAATGCTAGTTATGAAGACTGGGTTATACGCATTGTATCTGAAGCAGCACTCACTCGAATTTTTAGTGCAGTAAAGGCTGGACCAACTACGCCACCGATATCACTGGGTATGTCTCCTGATAAAAAAGTAGCATACTTCTTTATGGAAAGCATGGCTGGGTCTGGATTTGATTTAATGGAAGCAATTCTATACAATGGTGATTTTAATAAATTTAAAAGTACACTTACAAAACAAATAAGACATCATATTACAGTAGCGGTCAAGCTCGGAATTGTTTGCACCGACATGAAACCCGATAATATGCTTTATCGTATCACAGATAAACACAAACTTAAGATTGTTCTTGCTGATTTCGATAGTCTGTTTTGTTGTGCTCTTGCAGAATCATATGCAAGAAAGCATTTACATGGTGTAAAAATGGCAGTTCCAGACCGCAAAAACGATGGTCATTGGACCAATATTCATGGTACACTTCTACATGATCGCATTCCCGAAACTGGCGCACCATGTCCAACCAAACGAAACAAATACACACGACAAATTATCAAGGTAACACTTGGTTTGATTGGATCTATGATGAATCTATTTCCAGAGGAGCGTAGATATACTCGTAAATATCTTGGTGATCGTCGCAATCGCGGTGAATATGTCTTCGATCTGTTTAAAATTAGATGGGATCACTACAAACCACTCTTCATTGTGTAAACTTTTTAATTGGAGCATATGAATACCGATGTACAAATGGAATTGGTCCATTTTTTTCAATTGCAGCCATGTGTGCCTGTGTACCATACCCCATGTGATTTTCAAACCCATATTCTGG